GGGTCAGTAATGACGTTATCTTGCATTTATAGGGACCCCCTTTTCAATATAAGAGCTAGCAAGCCTATCCGCTGCTGCAGTTCCCAGCATATTTTCTGTTATATGCAAGTGGGTTTCGGCGAACCCTACTCCGTGTCCTTGAAATTGTGAAGTTGCGCTAATTGTTTGAGCGTAATGAGCAATTTCGTGAAGAATGGTAGGTTCGTTTTTACTATATGAATTATTTATAGAAATCTCGTTTTTGTTTAGACCGCTTGTATATTGACCAGCATAGCTTTTTACAGTTTTTGTAGCTATGTCTGGTTTTGCAAAAGCGCCACCGTCTCCATAGGCTGCCTTAAACCAGTCTTGGCCAATTACGTTATTTATGTAAGCTTGAGTTCCAGCTTTTGTACCGTCTAAAGTATTTTTAGCTAGGTCTGATTGTAAATTGACTACCTTGAAATCAACCATATATTTATCAAAATCGTTAGAATATTTTTTATAAGCCTTTTCATAATCATATCTAAGCTGCATAGCGTCACCTCCGAATCCATTGGCCCTAGCCTCAGCAATAGCTTTTTCTGGATATACGGGGGCAACAGGCTTTTCCATTGTGCCTCGTACCATTTCTCCCTGCCTTGTGGCATTTTCAGCGGCATAAACTTTATCCACCAAAGGATCTGACTTTAAGTTAAGTCTGAGAGTTTCACCTCGAGATAGGTTATTACCCCCAGAAGCAGGGGCAGGGTATTTCCCACCAGAGCTAGTTGAGCTTGATCCCCCACCAGACCCGAACCTGCCGTGAGAGTCACGCTCCTGGTTTTCGTTGTATTTATTTAAGTCAGCTCGTACAGCCATCTCACTGTCGTCACCTTCATCTACAGGCTCATCTGTGTATTCAGGTGTGCCAGATAGATCAGGCATTACTGGGATTACGTCACACTGGCAATTAGGGTGTACTGGAGGCTGTGTATCTCCGCTAGGGAACTGATCTCCCAGATTGACGATTTCCCCGTCATTGTCCAGGCAGTCAGCGTCCTCTGGATCATTTACGGTCCATTCGATCTGTTCAACATTGTTAGCCTGGTAGCTGTCCAGGTTAGCTGAGATCTTAGCTCGCTGGCCCTCTGTGATAGCGATAGTTAGAGCTCGTTCAGGAGCTGAGAGGCTGTCTCGAATCTCATTAGCGATAGTTACTGGCGTGTCGCCCCTAGCTATACCGTCAGCTAGAGCTCTGCCTAAAAGATCGTGGCTGTAGTCAGCTATGCCTCGAGCTTGGATATCTATTTCACCCAAGAGATCTTTAAGTCCACCTGGCTCATCTAATAAAGCTGCAGCTGCTTCATTACCTGGCGTCCAGGCGTCCCAGTTGATCGTAAAGCTAGGATCAAAGATAGGCATACCTTGAGCGTTAGTTTTAGGCTTGCTGGTAGCTGTAGCTACTGGACCCTTTTGAGCTTTTGCAGCTTGAGCCATATTTTCAAGAGCTTCAACCTGTCCCAAAACATACATATTGCCGTAGTGAGTCCGCAAAACCTTTTTGTAAGCTGCCAGATCTAGCTTGACATTGTTCATAGCCCACGCGCGAGCGCGAGCGCGATCCTGAGCTGGATTAGCCGTAATAGGTGGCTGAGTGTCCATATATTGCGTATAGACACGTCTAGCGTCAATACTGCCAGCTAAAGCTGCGCGGATCTTGACTGCACTCTTAGCTGCTATACGCGCACTAGCTTGACGTGCGCCTACGCTCATAGCAGATAGGCCTTCACCAGGGATTTAGCTGTGTCCAGGTCATTATCAAAAGCACACCTGTTCAGAGCTTCTCCTACGATCGGATCTAAATACTTAAACACAAAGTCTCTACGGTCAGCGTGACCCTTTTTAGCCCACTTGAGGAATGCGCGAGCTTCATTAGATACAGCCTTACCCATATCAGCTGTGCCTAGCCAGACTGGAGCTGTGTCCATACCGAGTAGCCACATAGCAAAGAGTCTGTGGTGTCCATCTACGATTATATTTTTTTTGCCGTCGTCATACACAAGCGCGTAGCTACGGTAAGGAGTAAGAGCTTGACCCATAGCTTCAATATGATCAGCTACGTTAGAGCGATCAAGCTGTGTGTCTGTTCCGTACAGCTCTTTAAGATTGACCAGGGTTAATTGAGCTTGCTCCCAAACGTCAGGATTTACTGGATAGTCGCCGTCCTGGGTTTCAACTACAGGCCAGGGTGAAGCTACCGTGTCAGCTAATTCTTCTGGGTTGTCAGAGGTAGGGTGATCGCCAGCTGCATTAGGCAAGATAGCTAAACGAGATAGTCCAGCTTTAACCTCAGCTTTTGACGGTACGCCAGCCTTGAGTAGATCCTCTTCAACAAACTTGACATTACCTGGCTCAACTTTAGGAGCTGGTGTTTCAGCTGCAGGCTTTTCTTCTCCAGGCTTAGCTTCTTCCCCTGGAATAGGCGCTACAGGCGCTACAGGGGCAGGTTTATCCTGGACTGGTGCGATTGGATTACTCTCAGCATTATCGAGGCTTGGAGGCTGTCCTGTGGCCGTTGTAGCGTTGATTATGCCGTCTGGTGAGAAGATAAAGACAGATTGACCAGCTACGAGCATAGGTTGATCAGCTGCAGGTGTGTCTAATAATGGAAGTCCGAGCTCTGAGCGACGCTCGTTGATTGTGCGAGTAGCTCCACGAAGCTCGATATCAGCTCTCTTAGCTTCTGACTCGTTATCGCGTCCTTCGTCGATCATAAACTTAAACTCAAGCTCGCGTGGCATACCGAGGTAGCTGTAGCTGAGGTTTGTGAGCATTTTAGATAACCAGGTAACAAGTGGGCCTACGCCGATTTGTTGAGCTGATTGCTGTTCGCCCATCTGGTGTCCAGAGTTTCCTAATCCACCGTGTCCAGAGAAGCCGATCTCAGTAGGCATAACTCCGAAATGTCCGCAGATACTAGTAACGAGGTACGTGTCTAAGATTTCCTTAAACTTCTCGCCGTATCCGTCGAATTGAACTGGATCAAAACCAGCTGGGAGAACACGAGCTCTCTTGCGCTGTTCAGTCTGTCCAGCTAAATCGTCATTGAGTGAGTTTTCAAGCTGGCGTAGAAGAATTGGATCATTACCAAAATCAGGATCTACCTTAAACATAAGCTCTGGCAATACGCCATCTGTCCATTCAGCTCTAAGCCATTGTTGTCTACGTAGGTAAAGATCAGCTACAGGTAGGCAGCGCTCGACAGGTGAGTTTCCATAAACGCTCATAGCTCTACGGTTGCGAATTAGATAAGCAAGCTCGTCAGCTGTGAACTCGCCATCAGCTTCTGGGTTATCGTTTTGAGCTGTGAACTCGCTGCGAGGGAAACCGTAAAGGATCTGTTGATAAGCAGCGTTAGGCGCTATAGGACGCATTCCACGATCGTCTAAAAGTGGCTTAATTGTTGATCCGTCTAATACTTGTAGTCCGTAAAGATCTCCACCGACTGTGCGTTGAGGCCAGATAGCCCAGGCGTCTAGTACCAGGATCTCTTCAAGTGAAACCATTAGCCAGTCAATAAAGGTGTAGCCGTTAGCCTTATCTGGGTTTTCCCAGAATGTACGACAACGATAAATCTCATCTGCGAACTTGTCACGAGCTTGAGCCATAGCTCTTACGTGATCTCCACCGATTTCAGAAATAATCTTTTCTGAGGCGTCCTCAGCAATAACGATATCCCAGTCAATTCCTGTGATCTTTGATTTGAGCACTTCAATACAACGGCGAACTATGTCAATCTGTTCAGCTGCGCCACGTAGGGTCTTAAAAGGTACGAGCTTCTGCTCTGTAGCTACGTTGATATTTTGAGCTACCTGGTATTCATAACGACGTGGATCAGCGCGTCCGTTATCGCCTACTGGGTTAATTGCTCCAGGAGTAATTGGTAGACCTGGTGCAAAAGGTACATTTCCAAAAGCAGGATTACGTGGGAGAGGCTTAGTTGTGTAGCTATTGTTAATCGAAGCTTGCTGCATTTGCTGTTCAGTCATAGTGACTGCTCCAGCTGGAAGGTTAGGTGCTGCCTTTTCGATTTGATCTGCTACTGCTTTTGCTAGACGGTCAATTAGACCCACGTGTCTCTCCTAAGTTAGCGCCCCTTGTATTACAGGCTAGGTGTAATGATAGCGGTTTGACACTTAGGACACACGTTTGTTCCCTTTGGTGAAGGCATTCTGCAATTAGGACAGAAATCAACTTTGCTAGCTAAATACTGCATAGCTGGAGAAGCTGCAGATAATTCTGTAATTGCCCAAACTAAAGCGTCCATTCTGTCGGGTGAAATACCTGAGTCTGGAGTCCAGCTGACCATTTGATCTTCAAGCTGATCAAAACCTCCTACGTGGTGAACTTTGCCTTGTTCGTATAACGCAGATACTGGCTCAGCTCTAATCTGCTTACCTCTGGTAGCTGTCACTAACTTAATTGGCACTGTCGGATCTACGTGGTGAATAACAGATCCCACCATATCTCCACCATTATTTTTTTCAGCCACTATTCGATTAGCTTTGTATTCGTGATACAGCTCTACAGCTCTCCTGGCCCAGCCGTCGGGGGAAGCTCTTAGAGTTCCGTCATATAGAACGTAATACTGTCCGTCCATAGATACGCCAGCTACGATCATTCCTGTTTCGTCTGAGTCCTCGCCTGAGGTAACAGCTGGGTCGATAGCTACGCAGATCCTGGTCAGATTAGGAGCTTCTTTTACTTTGGCGTCGTCGATCATCTTGCGAGTCCATAGTGCGCCTTCGATATCTTCTAGCAGCTCACCGTATAGCTCCTGGCGTCCTAACCTGGTGCCGTTATATCTCAGCTGCAGCTCGATCAAAGCTTGAGGAGCTAAATTAGCTGCATTATCAAAAGTTGAGCCTCGAACTACCTTGACAGATCCGTCATTTCTAGAGACTAAGTTGCGTACAAGCGATACAGGCTTAGGCGTTGTCGTTACTACCGTACGTGGGTGATCTCCCAGGCGTAGGCCAAACTGCAACTGGTCCCAGGTGTCTGAGTATCTCCAGGAGCTGAGCTCGTCACACCAGGCGCCGTGAAATTGAGGCCCTCTGAGGCGATTAGGCTCGTCAGCTGAGAAGAGTCGTATCAAAGACCCATTACGCAGTTTTATATGCCCGTAGGTACGGTTGTAGTCCTCTAAAACGTCATATTCACGCAGTATGCCAATAATCCCTGAGTTTCCCTCAGCGCACACGTCTCTCACGTCGCCAAAAGTAGGAGCTACGATCGCCCAGCGTGTGTGATCATTTGTAGCTGCTTGCCAAGCTAACCATTCAGCTGCCATACGTGTTTTACCAGCTCCACGTCCAGCTAGATAGAGCCAGGTAGACCAGTCACCTTCGTCTGGAAGCTGCTCAGCTCTCGCTGCTAGCTTGACCCATTCCCCCCTGCGTATCGCTGTGAGATTCAAGGATTCGGATAATTTGTTGAGCTCGTTCTCGTAAAACAGTTCCATCATAAGTTGTCACCTCCACCTTAGATTCCTTTGGTGCATAAAGTCCCAATAGCGCAGCTTCTTCTTTGAGAGCTGCCATAAAGTGTGGGAAAGCTTGTAAGTTGCCAGCTTCTACTAAAGGCCACAAGATATTGACCGTAGCTTCTAAGCGTTGCAAGTGGATCTGTCGGTATTCATTGACAGACTCAACAGGTACGCGCTCTACAGCTCTGAGCCAGGCTTCTCTAGCTCCTGTGTGATTGGCATATCCCAGGGTTTCAGCTATTTCCTGATAAGTCTTACCAGCTGTCCGTAGCTTTACTACTTCATACTCACGTTGTAAGACCGATATGTCCTTTTTAACCTTTTTAGCACGTTTGGCTATAGTTTGTGCTGGAATGTTAGTGTCAGACATAAACGTAACTCTACTGTAATTATTACAGGTGGTCTAAGCGTGAAGCTTTTGCATAGCTTCTAATCTCGCGTCCAGGAGATCATCTATGCTGCTTTCGAGAAGCTGTCTTTTGCGCCAGTCCATACGGTTGCCATACACGTCAGTTTTCAGCTGCGTGTACATATTGGAAATAGCCTCATCTAGCTCAGCTATAGAGACTTCTTCGGTGATAACAAGAGACACGCTAAAAGTTTAGCCGTGATTACTCTCTTTTCGCTTGCGATCGTAGGCTTTGACTTCCTCAGCTAGGTAATAGACCTTGCGTCCCTCACGCTTTTTCCAGACTATTCGCTGCCTGTGTTGAAGCTGGCGCAGGTTATTGAGGGTGACGCCTAGATAATCAGTTACCTGATCGCAGCTCCACCATTCAGTTTTTTTAAGTTTTACCACCCAGGGACGTCCTGGATACTAGCTACTTTTCCATAACTATCGGTTGTACGAGCTGACTTAATGTTGATTGAGACGTCGCTAGCCGTGATCTCGTTAGCTGACTTTTCGGTGCCGTCTTTGGCTGTGTACTTGGAGACGCCAAACTTACCGACGATACTTACAGAGTCGCCTTTACGCAGCTCACGAGCTATAGCGTCACCTTGACTGCCCCAGATATTGACACGAAACCAGATTGTCTCGCCGTCGCCTTTTGTTTTACTCCAGGGAGTATGAGCTAGTGAAAATGTACATAGCTGAAAATCTTTAACTTGCTTAATCTCTGGATCTGATCCGAGATTGCCTGAAATAAAAATCTGATTCTGATTCATTTTGCCTCCGTAATAGTGCCGTCATCTGCTAATAAAACCATTAAACCTTCGGGTGTAAGCATAGGCGTTTGTGCTGGATCTTGCCAACTGCTGACCATATAGCCTTTAGCTGTAGCTGCTTTAGGCGCTAGGTGAATGCTGTCCGTTGCCAGGTTGTGACAGCTGTGGTGTATCCAGATCAAGTTAGACGGTGTGTCTTTCCCACCTCTTGACTTGAGCTTTCTGTGGTGCAGTGCCATTGACTCAAGAGCTGGGCCACCACACGTTTCGCAGTAGCCAGCAGCTCGAGCTATTACTAAATCAACGACAGCTGCGTTGATCATTCCTCTTCGTCGTCGTCCTCGAATGGATCGCGTCCAGGACGTGTATCTATTGGCTCCCAGCTAGGAGCTACAGGTGTTATCCAGCTCATTTAATACCAATACCTCGTTTTCCAAAAAGACCAGGCCTGACAGGGTGATCCGTAACGTTTTGTTATATAACGCAGTCCAGCGGTTATTTGAACTATCGGATCTTTAGGCCGTACTGGGTAATTGTAGTTACTCCAGGTAGAGTCTAAAAATTGAGGAATGCCATAGGCCGTAGAGCTGTGATTAGCAGCTTTTGGGTTCCAGTGACTTTCGTGGGTCCAGAGCTGATTAAGGCAGGCGTACTGGTGGGCTCTATCTCTCCACTGGCGAGCTATAGCTACCTGGCTATAGGCCCTGGGAGACATTTGTATATGTACGGCTCTTGTTGGAGCTTGAGCTGCCTGAGCGCCTGCAACGTGCAAAAGTCCTACCGTAAAGGCTGTTAAAAGGACTTTTGCCTTATTTACTATGCGAAGACCTTTCCTCCAGATCCGCATACTCCGCAGGAGTTACCTGCGTATATCCAGCTGCCACACTTGCAGCGACTTATATTGTTATCGGTTGCTTGACTATTCATTTTCGTCCTCCTAATGAGAGATAGCGAATAGGGACTTTTATTCTACCTGTAAGTAACAAGATCTCCTGCCAGAAACAGGTAAGAAACTGGCAAGAGATCTTGACTTGAGCTCAGGGGCAGGAATCCCTGAGCTCCTTTTAGGAGCTGCTAGCCACTCCCAAACTTAATTCCCAGCCTGTAAAGCTATTTTTTTTCCAAGTGCCTACAATTCTTAGTTCGCAGTATTTACAAACACCGTGAAGCGAACCGTAAGGGTCCATTTCGACTTTGCCAGCCGCTACGTGAGCGCAGCTCATAAGTACCGTCCAAATATAGCTACATACCTTTTGGCTAGCTCTACAGCTTTTGGATTGAGCTTTTTTCGCTTGAGCTCTAAACCATTGTCAATAAGGTATTTACAGATTATGCGTTGAGCTACGCGAATAGGCAGCTTAGGTTTAGGCACCCCATAACCTAAAGCTTCTAAGCCAAACTCGTGAGCTATGTCATTTCTGATCTCTTCACGGTAGTCCAGTGTCATATAAGCTCCTTTTCTATGGCTTGGATAGTAGGGCAGGGATAAGACGCTTCAATAGGTGACATATAATCCCCCCGTTCCTCTAAACAATGGGTGCAGTTTGCGCCGTTCCATTCTGGAACATTTGGGTTTTGCCAA